ACCACCGAATGTCTGTAATCTAGCACCTTTTGGTCTGACCTTAGAGAAGTCCCACTTAGGCATTTCACCGTCATATAAATAAGTGATTAGTTTACGGAACGCAGATTGCCATCCTTCTTTGCTATCTTGTACGACAATAACATCATCAACATCTATCATATCTGTAGGCACTTCAGGTAGTTTATTGACGTGTTGTCTCTCTACGCTGAACCCTACACCAGTACCGTGCATCAATATAAATAGACACTCATCAAATGCTTTAGGATGGTCTACACTAAGATAAGCACAGTTGTACCCTGCTATATTATTCTTAGCTAGGGCAGGACCTGCAGTCATAAGAGCTCTCATACTAGGCATAACTTCTAAGTTACATACTGCTTCCTCAAGTATCTTCCTAGTCTTAGGCACTAACTCTTGGTTTGTATTTTCTTTTAGGTGCTCTTCCATAAAGTCGAAGTACCTAGCTACGGTCTCCTCCCAAGTCTCTCTCCGCTTCTTCTCAGGTAGCCACCTTGCGTACCTGCTAAGTGCAATAAAGTTTTGGTAATCATTTGGTAATTTATTCAATTTATTCATCTCCTTCTAGTGGGTCGATTTCAATGTTTATCATCTTGCTACCATTGTCATCTAAGTAAGTATTATATTTTAGTCTTCCGTTTCTGTGCATCTGAACAGCATCAGTTATCCCTCTATCATAACATTTAGTACCGTGTCTCCACAATAAGAATCCTCCCATTGTAAGCAATACTAATATAAGAAAGATAAAGTTTTCAGTAGGTATCATCATCATTATCGTCAAACTCCTCTCGTTTATCTATCAGTTTATCTTCAAACTCGTGTAGCAACTCTTCAGTTGTTATGTCGAGTATCTCACACATAGTGCAAGGGTCTATAGCTTCTTGGACTATTCGTTCTTTAAGTTCATTAAGAGTTAGAGCCATACTGCCCTCCCTCGTGTTCTATAAGTTTATCTAAGAACCAACGAGCTTTCTTTAGGTCTTCTAAACCGTTTTTAAATCTCCACCTGCAGATGTATTTAGTTATTGAGGCAGTTAGGTAGTCCATATCTTGGTCTAAGATAAAATCTATGACCTCAATGTTACCTTGTTTATAATGGTTAGGATTTATTTTATCTTCGTCCATTTCTTTAGTTCCTTAATTTCTTTAGTTGAAAATACTTTGATGTCGTACTTCTCACACCATTTCCTGTAAGTAATTTTATTACCCTTAGCTACTTTAGAATCGGGGCGGGGCATCAAGAATATTAACTCCTTACCTTCAAACCTAAGTTGTTCAGCAATTGATTTATATTTCTGTCTGTCCCCACTCCGAAAGAACCCTTTAACTTCTATGTGGTACTTGCCTTTAACAAAATCAGGCGTATAGTTTTTACGGATAGTATAGGCTATCCTACAAGGTTCATACTTCCATTCCTTACCAAGAGCTTCGGAACATTCTTTCTCTAGCTTACTGCGAAACTTTATTGCCATCTCTATCCACCTCTATTACGTTAGGTAAATGTACAACCTGCGTCAAGTAACGAGGTCCATTAGAGTATAAGAATGTTCTTAGGTCTTCACCCCAACAATCGTGCTTATATGCACAGTAACTACAACCAACGGCAAGTTTCATATTGCCTGACTTACCATCGGGTATAGTCTCATAACATCTCTCAGGCGGTGTCTCTGCTTTAACTATTTTCTTTATATTCTTTATTCTTTCAGGTATAGAGAAAAAGTTTAACTTCGACCAGTACCATTGAGACTCATCAGCCATATCATACTTTAGATATGTAAGATGTCCGTTGGTCTTATCCATAACTAACCAACCAATATCTGTTGTATCCTCAGCGTGAGCATAGCCTTTGATTTGGTCTATATATCCAAAGGGGTCATCATTAACTAATGAGCCATCCTTGAACTTCTTAAAGCCATAAGATGATGCTGATTTAACATCAGTAAGTACACCGTCAATCTTACAGTCCATAGAGCCTTTGATACCATCTACTTCTACTTGCTTCTGTTCGTGTGTCACATCGTGACCCGAAAGTTTAGTAAGAGCTAGTACCATCTCTTCAATCAAGTGACCATATAGGAACTTGATTCTTGTATGGGGTAATAGTTTCTCACCCTCATAGCCATTATAAGAATACCACAACTGTCTATCTTTCTTACCTATGTTAGACATACGGAGCTTACGTCTATCAAACTCGTGCTCTGTGATATTATCTCTCAATATCTGCTTCATATTCTCACCGAAGTCATTTATTACTTGTTCGACAGGCACACCTTCAGGAATATCCTTGGTGTCAATCATACGATATATGTCGCTTACTAGATTATCTGTACTCATTGTTGTACCTCAGCTTTATTATGATATGATTTTACCCTATCTCTTGTTTGAAAATAACCATTAAACTCTGGAAATTCTTCCATAAATTTCCTAGCATAATGAGAAATCCAACCATCATCAACTTTATAATCACCATCTCCAGTTATCATAGTTTCCCATCTTATTCTGTGAAAAATTGCTTTAGCAGAATAATGTTCTCTATGTTGTGCAGATATTTTAGTAAACTTAACAAAAAACTCATATAGCTTGGGGTTTTCGTTATCATATTTTTTAAAGTTATCTGCTGTCCATTTACCATTCATTTTTAATGTGTCTGTTGCCACGTTTCACCTACCTTGTATTCACCGTCCAAAGGACAGTTTAGTTTAAAAGATTTACCTGCTTGAATGATAGACCCTACCGCTAGACCTCCGAAGAAGTCTGCTTGGTCTTGTCTGACCTCGCATTGAAACTCATCGTGCACATTCAGTACGAACTTATAATCTAAGTCATACTGTCTAGCATAAGAGTCCAACAGTACCAACGCTTTCTTCATAACCACCGCACCTGCACTCTGTAGTAGAGTGTTTAGTGCTGAGTGTTGTGAGCGTATGTGTAGCTTACGTCCATCTAATCCAGTAACCCAACCCTTACCGCTTGATTCGGAAACTTTCTCTCGCAGTTGTTTTAATGCAGGAGTATTATCAAGAAAGTTCTTCTTAAGTATACGCCCACGCTTTGCACCACCTCCTGCTACCTCACCAATCTTACTATCACCTGCTCCGTATAAGAACGCATAGATAAAAGTCTTGGCTTGGTCTCTAGTCTGTAGTCCTGCTGACTTCTGATTAGCAGAATGAATGTCACCATTAAGTATCTCATTAGTGTATTTATCATCATTCATATAGTGTGCCAACATTCTAAGTTCTAGACCACTAGCATCACAACCAACCAACTTATAATCTTCGGGAACAGTCCACAAGTCTCTACAGTCAGCACCGTAGCCACCCTCAAAACCCCAAAGTATTTTACCGTCCTTACCGTGCCTAGTCGCAGGGACTTGAGCACAATTAGGATTGGAGTGTGTCATCCTACCAGTCACCGCACCGCAAGGGTTTACTCTTCCGTGTACTCGACCAGTCTTGTCATCTATTGCATCAACCCAACTCTTTACCATAGCTATA